GACGCGGTCAGACACAACTGCGCCAGTACAGATCGGTCGGTGCTTTGGCGGGCTTTACCTGACGGGCATGATACAGGAGATTATCATTTATAGCCGTGTGCTCTCCAACGCGGATCGCCAGCGCCTCGACCGTCACCTCTGCGCCAAATGGCGCGTACCGTATCAAGGAGCATAACACGATGGCCACTATCAAGGCAGGCGAAGCAACAACCATCACTTTGCATTTCATGCAATTCAGCGGCCTAGATGCCGCTGGATTAACCGTGACGGGCGCTCTGTACCGCGAGGGAGCGGCTACCGCTGTCGCGACGGGTATCGCTATGCCTGTGTCTGCCGCCGATGCAACAGCATACGTGGCGACGTTGGCAGCGACGTATTTCGTTACTCCAGGCAAGTATTATATCAAGGCCGTTGTCACTGACAACGCCGCCGCCATAGCGGTGGAGAATCGCGAACAAACCAGTGATACCTTCGATGTCGCCCCAGCGTGGGTATTGGATATTGCAAGCATCCTATCTGGCATGATATCCAACAATGCCGGCGTCTCTTCGACGCTTGCCTCAATAATCGGGCAGATCACTGCCATAGCAATACCCGACCCCACGGAGCAACTCACTGCGCTATCAACACAGTTGAGCAACGCTGTGACCACAATCACGTCAGCGATTAGCGCGCTACCAAATCCGTCGGACGCGCTTACGGCGATTGCCGAGCAATTGACAACATTACAGTTGAGCGTCGATACGGTGATCGGCAATGTCACCGGTCTCGATATTACACCGCAGCTCGTCGGCGTGATCGCGGAGATCAACGCGCAGACCGCTGTGATCATTGCAGCACTGGGCGATGCTCCAGACCCTACGGACGCCATACAGGCGATTTCCGATCAGGTCACAGCGCTGCAGGCGTCTCTCTCTACGGTGGTGAGTGGCATCATCGCCAGCGATATCACCCCGGCGCTCACCGGACTGCAGGCGCAACTGGTGTCAGTGTTCAACCTGGCCACCGGGCAGGGTTCAGCAACGTCAGCTACTCTCGTTGCGTTAAGCAGCCAGGTCGCCGGGGTGCAAAGCACAGTAACCGACAATCTCACCGTATCCCATGGCATTGACTCAGCGCTCGCAGAGGCGCTCGTGACCATCGAGGGCCTCTGCACACTGCTGGATGGCGTGCATCTTGACACCGTTGCGCAGGAGAGCGACCTGCAGGCGCTGGCGCAGGTGATGAATGTCATCAGCGCGAAGTTGGCGCGGGCGACGGTGACGGTACAAACAATCGTGTTACCGAATGGCACGCTGCGCCTGCAGGCGAAGGCGTCTGCCGATGGCGCGTTGGGCACGGTACCGCCGTCATGGGTGATTGACGGGCTCACAGCAGAGCAGTCGGCGGGGGCCGCGGTGCATTTCGAGTCGGGGGCGGTGACTGCCACCGGTACCGCGACTTACCTGGGAGACGGACGCTGTCAGGTCAGCGTGCCGCTCGCCGTGGCCAAGGTGAGCCAACTCGTCGACGGTGAGCCGTATCGCGCATGGATTACCGACACAAGCGGCAACGCGCGCGCGGTCAGCTCTGGTGCGATTCAACTGCGCTAGTGAGAGTATAGTCAAGGGCAACATGTTCGGCAACACGGCAATGACAGTGGTCATAAGGCGGTTAGTATGGCGTTTCTTATAGCGGGATGTGCGGGAGATTTCAGTTTTATCAAGGGCATATACCTGACAACAGCAAGTGTCATCAATGGACAAGAGACCTATAAACACGAATCACAGGACGTGGTGCTGTGGTTCATGGTAAATGATTCTAATCCAGAAGTGCCGCTTTTACATTGGTGGATTTCCACCACGGCCAACGTAGGGAATATATCTGCCAATCCATTTTATGAATCAGCGCAAGCGGCAGAGATTAGCGGGCAATATTATGCCTATGGCGCACCTGAACCAGCTCCCACCGTCACGTTGATAGATACGCCCAACGCGCCTCCTACCTGCAGCATTGCCGCGCACAGCGTCAGCAATCGCACGCTGACGCTCACGCCGCAGGCCGCGGCGGTGGGAGACGCGACGCTGACGGATGTGACGGTGCATTGGGATGATGCGGCCACGACGCCGGCATGCGTGAGTGGAGAGCCGGTCGCGCATAGCTACCCTCCGGAGGGCGGCACGTTCGGGGTCTATGTGGTGGCGACGGACAGCAACGGGGAGACCACGACCAGCGATATCCTGACTGTGGTCATCGATCCCAATGCCGCGCCTATCTGCTCGTTTGTCGTGTCGCAGCAGGGTCACACGGTGAGCGTCAACGCCAACAACTCCCATGATGCGGACGGCGCGATTGCCGCGTGGCGGCTGCAGCCCAAGGAAGGCGCGGAGTGGATTGCCGGTACCGTGGGCGAGATCACCAGTGTCACCTATCCCATGACGGACGACGCGGCGCTCTTGACGGTTGAGGTCACGGACAACGAGGGCATGACCGCGCAGCAATCGCTCTCCCTTGATCTCCGCGCACCGATCACGATGCAACTCACGACCGATGGCGCCCAGGTGACGGCGATCATCACGCCGGTCTCTGACCCGCAGTTACCGTCCAGCGCGGTGTCGGTCCAATGGTGGCCGGGCTCGCCGTGGCGGAGCACAACGAATTTTCGCGCGTCATGGCGCTACACGGAGCCGGGGACGTATGCCGTCACGGCGCGTGTCCTGCTTGACGGCGAGTACTATCCCAGCGATCCGGCGACCGTGGTCATCACGGACGCCGATATCAAATCGACACCCGGCATGTCCGGGATTGGAGGCAGCACGATGTTACCCGAGTTCTTGCACGGGGTCTACAACCAGGAAGAGGCGACCGACGTAATCGCGCCCGTCGAATCGTCCACCGCGATCCCATTTGTTGTCGGCACCGCGCCGGTGCATACGGTCGCCGGCACGCCCAGCGTCAACCGCATCGAAAAGTTTTCCACGTGGGCCGACGTCGTCGCGACCTACGGCGATGTGAAGGACTTTTCCCGCTACTCGCTGATGGAGTTCCTCTATGCCGCCTTCCGTGTTTACGGCGTGGCGCCGGTCTTCTGCGTCAACGTCTTCGACCCGGCGGACATCGCCGGTGCGGCGACGGCGCGCGAACTCGACCTGGTGGGCGGCATCGGCACGGTGCCCGTCACCGGTGTGCTCGTGAGCAAGGTGACCGACAATGAAGCCGGCGCCGTGACCTACGTTGCGGGCGCTGACTACACGCTCACCTACTCGGTCAGTGGCGAGCCGATCATCACGCGCATTGCCGATGGCGACATCGCCACCGACACCGCGACCGTCTATGTCCATACCCTGCCCATCCCGGCGGACTACTGCGGCGTGGAGGCGGATGACGTGACGGCGGGCCTGCAGCTGATTGACCAGGTCTACCCGCAGTACGGCGATGTCCCGGCGCACATCGTTTCCCCCGGACATTCCGCCGACCCGGCGGTGGGCGTGATCATGCAGCAGAAAGCGGCCGTGTATGGCGGCGGCTGGAAAGCCTACGCGCTGACCGATATCCCGTCCGGCACGGTCACCACCTCGGCGGCGGCCTATGCCTGGAAAACCACCAACGGCTACACGAGCCCGTACCAGGAAGTCTGCTGGCCGCTGGCCAAGATCGGCAACGACACCTACCACATGAGCACCATCATGGCCTGCGTGCTGGCCCAGGTCGACGCGCAGAACGACAACGTGCCCTACGTGACCGGCTCCAACTATCCCGCCGGCGTCACCGATGTGGTGTTGGCCGATGGCACGCCGGTCTACCTGACCGATGCCGAGGCCAACGACAACCTGAACGCCAAGGGCATCACCACTATCATCCGCTACGGCGCGCGCGGTCTGGTGCTGTGGGGCAACTACACCGCCGCCTATCCTGGCAGTACTGACGCGCTCTTCGTGTGGCGCAATTACCGCCGCATGTTCAACTGGCTGGAAAACACCTACCGGTTGACCATGATGCAGAAGGTGGATCAGCCGGGAAATCTGCGCCAGATCGAGAGTATTGTTAACAGCGAGCAGATTTACCTCAACGGCTTGTCGGCGCAAGGATGTCTGGTGGGCAAGCCATTAGTTGAATTTCGCCGCGAGGACAACCCGACCACATCTCTGCTCAATGGCCGGTACCGATTCCGCACCAGCGCGACCCCACCGACCGCGATGCAGGCTATTGTATGCACATGGGTCGTCGATGTGGCGCAACTGGACTCGCTGTTTTCCGCAGGATAACGGCAGGCTAATTGGCCGGGGCGACAACCGCCCCGGCAATGAAGGAGAGATACATGGCACAGTTTCCGCAAGTGCTCAATAACTTCAATCTGTACACCGGTGTAACCGGCGCGAAGTTCATCGGCGTGGGTACCGTCAAGATCCCGAAGATCACCCCGCTCACACAGACCGTTAAATTGGCGGGCATGTCCGGAGAGATCGAGCTACCGGTACTCGGCCAACTCGCCAGCACCAGCGCAACCATCTCCACGCCAACGCTGACGAAGGATATGGTATTGCTTGCCGTGCAGGATGCCCAGCTGCTCACTGCCCGTGGCGCGATACAGATGTACGACGCAGCGATTGGACGCAATAAGATCGTCCCGTTAACCGTTGTCATGCGCGGCACCATGAAAAACTTCGAGCCGGGCCAACTGGAAAAAGGCGCGGGCATGGATAGCTCGGTCGAAATCGAGGTGGATTATCTGATGCTCATGGTGGATGGTATGCCATACCTGTTGTTTGACAAATGGAACAACCTCTACACCGTGGGCGGCGTGAATTACTTAGCCGAAGTCAACGCGGCAATTTAGCGGTATGGGTGAGGGCGTAACGGCCCTCATCCCCACCCCTTTCCCAGCATAGATTTTAATGGAGGAAGAGACATGCCTGATGAACAGCAGCCCATCGAGGGCCAAGGAACCGATCAACCGGCGAAAATTGAAGTCGCCCTGCCGTTTTTGCTCAAACGTGAACTCACGTTCGAGGGAAAGAAGTACACCTCGCTCACGCTGGAATTTAACGACCTCACCGGCAACGACATTCTTGACGCCGAACGCGCCTATGTCTTGCAAGGCGGCACGCCTGGCGTCGCCGAGTTACAGAAGGGCTATCTGGTGCAGATCGTCGCCCGTGCCGCCGGGGTGCCGGTGGAACTGCTGCATGCGTTGTCCGCGTCCGACGTGTCGAAGCTGACCCTGCAGGCGCAGAATTTTTTGCTCGGGTAGGGCTGCCTGGCTGTGCCGGCGACATCATGCGCCGAGCGGCAGGACGGCTGTCCTCGCACTTCTCGACCCCAATCCCCTACTGGTTAGGGATCACGATCAACGAGCTGCTCTGGTGGCTGAAGGAATACCAACACGATGGCGCGCAATTACCACGAAATGGCGATTACTCTGGAGGGTGAGGTTGGCAGCAGCCTCAAAAAGTCGACGGCGACCGCCGTGCAACAACTCCAGCAAATCGACAAACAGGTGAAGGGGTTGGGCTCCACGCAAGGCAAGATGGAGGCCTTTCGCACGCTACGCAAGGAGCTGGCGGAGAGCGAGAAATCCCTGCTCGCAGCCCAGGCGCACGTAAAGCAGCTCACGCGGGACGGCTATGCCGCTGCCGGAGCCACCAAGGAACAGTGCAAGGCGTTCGGGGACGCCGTGCGCGAAGCGCAGCAGTTGAATGGGCAGGTGGATCGGCAAAACATTAATGTCGCTCAGGTGCGCGATGCGTTAATGAGCGCGGGGGTCAATACGCAAAATTTCGCCTCAGAGGCCTCACGCGTTAAAGACGAGCTGGCCGACGCGTTGAGCAACGCCGAAAATTTACGGGACACCATGTCACGAGAGCAGGCGGCGAGGCAAGAGCGTACGGGAGCCCAAGGCAGAGCCGATGCCGCCCAAAAAAATATGCTGGCCGTGGTGGCAGCGGCCTATACCGCCTATGAGACGATCAAAAAGCCCATCGCGGCGGCGCAATCCCTGGAAGATGCGATGACGGAGGTATCCAAATATGTAAACTTTGACACACCGCAACAGTTCCAGCAGATGACGACCGATATATCGCATTTAACGCGGGAAATCCGTATGACCGGTCCGGAGTTGGCGAGCATTGTCGCGTTCGGCGGACAGTTGCAAATACCGCGTCACGAATTAGTGGGGTTCGCTCGGGATGCCGCCAAGATGGGCGTTGCGTTCGGGGTTGCGGCGGAAGAGGCTGGCCAGACGATGGCTGACTGGCGCTCGTCGATGGGGCTCACGCAACCGCAAGTCCTTAAATTGGCCGACCAGGTGAACTACTTATCAAACGCCACCGGTGCAAAAGCGACCGCCATTTCGGAGGTCATCCGCCGCGTGGGCGCACTGGGCAAAGTGGCAGGCATTGCCAGCGGCAATATTGCGGCCATGAGTACGACCGTCATCAAGGCGGGCGTGGATGAGGAACGGGCGGCGACCGGCATTAAAAACTTCATGCTCGGCCTCACGGCCGGGTCGGCGGCGACCAGAGCGCAGCAGAAAGCGTTTAAGGCGCTGGGGTTCGAGACTACCGTGCTGGCGAAACGCATGCAAAAAGATGCAAAAGGCGCAATTCTCGACGTATTGAGCGCCCTGCAGAAAATGCCAAAGTCAGAGCAGTTATCCATGCTGGACCAGCTATTTGGCAAGGAAAGCATAGGGGCGATTGCGCCGCTGCTGACCAGCCTACCGCAGTTACAAGCCAATTTCCTCGCGGTGGGTGACAAGGCCAAATATGCCGGATCGATGACGGCGGAATTCAACACGCAGATGGGGGCATCCAGCGCTAAGCAAGCGCTGGCGGCGAATGCCTCGACAGAGCTACAAGCGGTCATCGGGAAATCGTTACTGCCCATTTGGAATGATTTAATGAGCGGACTCCAAAAGGGCGCGATCTGGCTCTCGAATTTGATCACGAAGTACCCGATTCTCGGCGAGGTGCTTGGTATCGTGGCGATCTCGCTGGGTGTGGTGACCGCCGCGTTAGTGGTCGTCACGGCAGCCACCTGGCTCTGGAACACCGCCTGCGCCATGAATCCGCTCACGTGGATCATCCTCGCGGTTGTCGCCGCTGTAGCCATATTGGTCGGCGGCATCTACTTGCTGATCAAGCACTGGGACCAGGTGAAAGCGGCCGCGGTACGGGTATGGAACTGGATCAAAGGCAACTGGCCGCTGTTATTACCCATCATCACAGGACCGTTCGGTATGGCAGTGGGGTTCATTATCGCGCATTGGGGAGCCATCCGCGCCGGCATCGCCACGTTCATTCGCTGGCTGGTCACCAAAGCACAAGCCATTTACACCGCCGTCACCGCGCCATTCAAGCAGGCGTTCCAGTGGATTGAGAACAAATGGAATGCGCTCAAGGGCATCTTTAGCACAGTAACCAACGCGGCGAAAAATGTCGCCGGCAAAGCGTGGGGGAAAGTCACAGGGCTCGTCTCCCCGGCACACAACGCGGTCGGCAACATCATCAACTCGCCGACGCTCTCCTGGGTCGGTGAGCAGGGGCGAGAGTCCATTATCCCGCTCGATAATCACCGCAACCGGGCGGTCTCGCTCTGGCAGCAGACCGGGCAAGCGTTGGGCGTTGGCGGTGGAACTGCCGGCGGCGGCATGACGGTGACGTATGCGCCAAGTATCCATATCAGCGGCAACGCGTCGCGGGGTGACGTGGAGGCGAGCCTGCGCGCATCCTACACGGAGTTCCGCAGCATGATGGCGCAGTGGCAAGAGGAGCAAGGCCGGAGGGTGATGGCATGAGCGCACGCATCTACACGACGACCGCCGGGGAGGCCTGGGACCAGATTGCGCAGGCGGTCTATGGCGATACCGCGCGCATGACCGATCTGCTGCGGGAGAACCCCACGCTGCGCACGGTGGTGCTGTTCAGCGCCGGGGTGCAAGTGGTCTGTCCCGAGGTGACCGTTCCGGTCTCCTCCGCCCTGCCGCCGTGGAAACGGGAGTAGCCGATGGAGAGCATCACCGCCGCACGCACGACGGTACAGATCACCTATAACGGCCATGACATCAGCCGCGATATCGAACCGGTGTTGCGCTCCTGCGAGTACACCGACTTCGGCAGTGACCAGATCGACGATTTACAAGTCGCGCTGGCCGACCCGGATGGACGCTGGCGCGCGGCGTGGAGCCCGCGCCGTGGCGACAGCGTCACGTCGGGCATCGTCTGGCAGGAAGGGTCCGTCACCAAACGGTTGCCGTGCGGCACGTTCAGCGTCGATAGCTATGGCTACGGGTTCACGCCCGACGTGATCACCATCAAGGCGTTGGCGGCGAGCATCACCACCAACATGCGGCGCGAGCAAAAGACGCGCTGCTGGTCCAATATTACGTTGCGCGCGCTGGTATCCAGCGTCAGCGAGGAACACGGCACATCGATCGTGTTCGTCGGCGAAGACACCCCACCCATTAGCAAGGTGGAGCAGAAGCGGGAGAGCGACATGCAGCTGCTCACGCGCATCTGTAACCGCTTCGGCTACGCGCTGAAGGTGGATAGCAACCGGCTGGCGGTGTATCCGCTGGGGGCGAATGACCGGCAAGCGCCGATACTGACCATTGCGCGTACCGGTGGCCGCTTGCTGCCCGGCGCGCGCTTCGCGGCGAAAAGCGTGGATGCCTACCGCGCCTGCACGATGAGCTATAAGCATCCCGACCATGGCTTGATTACCGCGACGGCGACCGATACCACGATCACCACCGGGCAGACGTTGCAAATCAAGGAACACGTGGGCAACACGGCGGAGGCGTTGCGCGTGGCGCAAGCGCGCCTGCAGGCGGCGAACCGGCAACTCGAACCGGCGGAAATTACTGTGGTCGGTGACGTGCGGTTGGCCTCCGGCGTGGTGATCCGTCTGGATGACTTCGGCGTCTATGACGGCAACTATGCGGTGGACGAAGCGCGGCATACCGTCGCCGGTGGCTACACCACCGGGCTGAAACTGGTGAGGGTGACGGCATGAGCGATACCTGGAGCCTGATACGCATTGGTGAGGTCGTTGCCGTCGATCATGCGCGGTGCCGGGCGCGGGTGCACTTTGAGGATTTGGACGTGACCAGCGATTGGCTGCGCCTCGGCGTGCGTGGCTCCAAAAGCACGCGCGAGTACTGGACCCCGGCCATTGGTGAGCCGGTGGTCTGTGGCTATCTCTCCAGCGGTACCGAAGAGGGCTTCGTCCTCTGCTCCTACTATCCGCACGATGTGCCGGACGGCGGCGCCGGGGTGCGGTACACCGTCTTTCCGGACGGCAGTATGGTGCGCTGGGATAACGGCCTGCTGACGGTGGTGGCGACCGGCGGCGTGCATATTACCGGGCCGGTCGTCATCACCGGCACGCTGGACGTGAGCGAGAACATCACATCGCAAGCCGACGTACTGGCCGGGGAGATTTCGCTGGCCGAGCATACGCATATCTCGGCAGGTCCAGGCAGCCCGACGAGCGGGCCGCAATAGGAGAGACAGATGGCAATAGTCGGCACATTCGGCGATATCGTGTTCGAGGTCTCGCGCCAACGCGCCAGATCATTCGATACGCTGCAGCATGACGCGGGGATGCGGTTGGAGATACAGGAGGTGATCGGGCGCGATCCGCTGGTGTCGATTTGCGGGCCGGAAAGCGAGACTGTCGCGTTGACCATCACGTTAGCGCTGCAACTTGGGGTGGACCCGCAAAAAGAGTACGACCGCTTATACGCGATCATGCGCGCCGGTAACGCCAGCCCGCTCGTGCTCGCCGGTCGGCCCTTCGGTGGCAGCGGTTGCCGGTGGATCATCGAAAAGTTACCGGCGACGCATAAACAGTTTGGCGCGCAAGGGCGCACCGTTTGGATGGATGTCGCCATGACGCTGCGCAAATATGTGCAGCAAGAGGGAGGACGGTGAGCATGGGCATACAGTGGATACCGGCGAGCCATACCGCGGAAATAGCGCAGAACGTGCGCACGATCACCACCATTCCGCGCGGATCGGTGCCGCTCGACCGCACGCTCGGTATTGATACCAACGTGTTGGACCAGGCAGGCACGCGCGGCCAGGCGTTGTATGCCGCCGCGCTCATCGATGCCCTGCCGCTCCAAGAGCCACGCGTGAGCGTTGACCGTGTTACGTTCGGCGCATCCGAGAGCAACGGGACGGTGCACCCGCAGATTGCATACACGATTTTGGAGGGCGCAGAGTGAGTAACGAACTGACATTTGTCGAGTATGACGTAGCCACCTTGCAAGCGCGCACGCTGGCGCAGCTGGAGGAGGGACTAGGCCGTGTCCTCTACCCCGGTGACCCGGTACGCGTCATGGCGCTCGCGTTCACCTATATCCAAGCGCTGATGGCGGCGGAGGCGAATCAGGGCGAGAACCAAAACTTACTGAATTTCGCCACAGGAGACGTACTGTCCGCCATGGGGCAATTCGTCGGCGTGGAGAAGCGCCAGGCGGAACCGGCGCGCACCACCGTGCGCTTCACCCTCGGCGCGCCGCGCGACCAGGTAACGCTGGTACCGCTGGGCACACGCGCCAGCGTATCCGGCAGCAGCATCTACTTTGCCACCGAGACAGCGGCGGAAATTCCCTCCGGAGAGAGCCACGTCGACGTGATTGCCGCCGCTAATGTGACGGGCATCACGGGCAACGGCTATCTCCCCGGGGAGATCAATAGCCTGGTGGATACGCCGCCGTTTATCAGCAGCGTTAGCAACGTGACGCCGAGCGCGGACGGTAGCACCGACGAGGATGATGAGTCGCTGCGTGAGCGTATCCGCGAAGCCCCGACGCGGTTTAGCGTGGCCGGTCCCGAGGATGCCTACATCACGCAGACCAAGGACAGCCGCGCCGATATCGCATCGGTGGCGGTGGAATCGCCCGCACCTCGAGAGATCAACGTCTATTTCACGCTGACCGGCGGCGTCATTCCCGCACCGGAGACTCTCAGCGAAGTCTCCGAGTACCTGAATGACAGGTACCGGCGACCGATGAGCGACCTGGTGCGTGTGTTGGCCCCGCACGAGGTGGGATACTCCATCGATCTCACCTATTACATTCTCCGGGCTCATGCCGCACAGGCGGGCAGCATTCAGGATGCCGTGAACCGGGCGGTAGCTGATTGGATTAGCTGGCAACGCGCACAATTAGGGCGTGACATCAACCCGAGTGAGTTAGTGCACCGCATTATCTCCGCCGGAGCGAAGCGTGTCGATTTACGCGCCCCAGAGTATACCGTCATGCCGCCCTCGGCCATTTCGCGCATCGGCGTGACGGTAGAACAGCCGGAAAGCTCCGAAGTAGAGCTCGGGCAAACTTTTGAAGGGCTGGGGCGCGCCAACTTAAATTGGCTGAACAATAACACCACCACGGCGGCGCTCGCCTTCAAGGCGGACCGTACCGCGTTGCTGGATAGTATAGCGACGGCGTTCCGCTACACCGACGAGGAGGGCAGCGAGTATGGCGGCGGTGCGGGGCACACAGGGGCGTATGAAATAAAGCTCGTTACGGCAGGCACGAATAACCTGCCATCGTCCAACGTGCTCGCCACCATTACGGGGTATGTACCGGAGACCTACATGGTCTCTGACGATGCGCCAATGACGGTGACATTCGGCTCTCCAGTCTCCCTGACCGAAGGGCAACTATATTTTCTGACGATCAGAAATACATCGGCCAGCCCGGCGACGAACTGGGCCTCACCCAATACCATCATGACACGCGTCGTACCGTGGGCGGATTGGGTAGCAACCGGTAGCGGACAGCGCGTGTGCGTCAATACTGGGTCCGGCTGGGCGCCGTGGGTCTCGCAGTGGGATAAATGGGGAGACGGCACGAACAATGGCAATGGCGCGTACATGCCTGCGCTCTTCTCCTGGCATGACGGCACGAAGAGCGGCCACACTTATTGGTCGACGGCGATGACATCCCCGGTGCTCATTTACGGCACGCAATACGCTGGCGAGCAATTCGTTTGGGGCGACGGCGCGTTGGCGCTGGATAAAATCGGCATCAGCCTGGTGCGGCATGGAGCACCAGGTGGGCTGACCTACCATTTGGAGGAGGTCGGCGGTACCGAATTAGCCACGGGAGCGCTCGACCTCTCCGAACTGCTCAATAGCGAGACGGCGGAGTGGAGCTACGCGACGCTGCCCGACCCGGTCAACATGGCGGACGGTACGGCATACCGCCTCTGGTTCGCCGCCACGACCGGGGACGCGAGCAACTATTATGAGGCCAATGTGCCGTATGGATTTTCGGGCAATGCTGATTTCCTCGCGCACATGTGGCACGGCGTGACCGCCAACGCGCAGACGAAAAACGGGGGCGCAGCCTGGGCCGATTACTCGCCCGATGCCGACCTCTCTTTCAGCCTGATCGGTACGCGTATCTCGTCGGGGGAAGACGACACCTCTACCGTCAACGTGATCTATGGGGGGATGGAAGATGCCTGACGCGTTAATGTCGCTGGAGACGGTGGATACCGCCGCCCTGCTGCCCTCCGCCATCACGGCAGACGATGACGCGCGCGCGTTGCTGGCGGCATTGGATGCCAACTGGCGGGCCATAGCCGCCGCTTTGCCGCTGTTGCCGCTGATCGCCACGCTGGACGCGCAACCATCGGAAGTCATTGACAGCCTGGCCTACCAGTATCATGTCGATTACTACGACCAGGCTATGCCGCTCTCCACCCGGCGCGACCTGGTACGCAATGCGATCAGCTTTCACCGGCAGGCGGGCACGCGCGGTGCGGTGGAGGATTTTATTCGCACCATCTGGGGCGACGGCGCAAGCATACGCGAATGGTTTGAGGTCGATCCGCCGTTGGAGCCAGGGGTGTTTTTAGTGACGCTCTCCGGTTCGCTCGCCGAAGCGGACATTACCGAATTTCTAAAGTCGATTCGTGCCGTGAAGCGGGCTACCGATCATGTGCTCATCCAGACCAGTGGCGGCACGACGGCGATGAGCATCCCCATCACAGCGAGCGCTGTGATGAGCATCACACAATCCTACGGGACATTTGAGGTATAGAGATGGCGAATTACACCGCGACAATGACGGCCTCCGGACTGGCGCTGTTACAGGCGATCAGCAACGCCGGCGGCACGCTTGAATTCATGCGCACCGAGGCCGGGGATGGTGCGCTGGGCAGCACCGACCCGGCTACCTTGACGGCGCTCATTGCGCCACTACAGACCAACGCCGTCGTGGACGCGCAACAGGATGACGCGGGAGAATGGTACGCCTTCGTAGAGTTCTCGAACGCCAACGTCGCCGCCGGCTACTTGCGGCGCGAGATGGGCGTGTATGCGAGGTTGGCGGGAAATAGCGGCAGTGAGACGCTGCTGGTCTACTTCAACGCGCTCGACGCGGAGGCGGACTATATCCCGGCGACGGACAGCGGCACCGCCATGGCGACATCTTTCGCCGTCAAAATAGCGCAGTCGGCTGGCCTACAGGCCACGGTAACCATCGATCAAAGCACCGCCTACCTGCCGCTCGACCGCTGGGCGCAGCACCTGGCCGGTGGCGGTGGCGTTGATCAACACCCACTGGCGACGGCTGTCGTACCGGGCTTAATGCCGGCGGCAGATAAGGCGGCGCTTGGCGGACACATCGGCTATGGCGGACTGACGCAGCACCCGGCGGCCACGATAACAACGCCGGGCTTTTTGAGTGTCGCTGATAAACAGAGACTCGATGCTCTATCAAAAGGCTGGCGCTTTCAACTAGCGTATGTGAATGGGACTAGTCTGGCGACCTTTAATGCTTCCACGAAATACGATTTCGGCGTAACACAGAGTTCTGCGGGCGAATTGATATTTGATATAGGTCTCGGCCATCCTGTGCTCTGCCTGTGGTCGATGGTTGTCCATGCGTCTGTCTCGACTGTCGTGACAATGCCGGTATTTATGAACGATGACTCTCTCTATATTTATATTGATGGCACGATACAACAGACGTTGGGGGCGTCAGAAACACAACGTGATCGAAGTTTCGCTATTCCAGCTGGCGATCATGTAGTCCAGGTGCTACTCAACAATAGCGGCGGGGGCGAGATATCGCTGCTCCTCGGACCTTGGATACCAGGAACAGTCACCTGGCTGCGTGCCGCGACCGTGTGAAGTCAGCTATTTTTGAAATCGATAGGAGATCGAGCAATGATGAATCTGCCTGCAGTTGCGTGCGATCAAAAAGATGGGTGTGGGACGGTGCGTGTTCTCAAGACACGCGTTGACGATCATGACGATGTATTGAAGGGTCACAAGGAGGATATCTCCGGTATCCATCGGCGCATCGACATGATACTACTCGCGGTGTTAGGCACGCTGGGCACGGCTGTCATCACGCTCATCGTGACAGTGGTGAAGGGATAATAATCATGAGCAAATTACGCGACCCGCATGCCGTGGCACAGGCCACTGGATGTACTGAGAGTGACGTGGCGCAAGCGTTGCCGATCATCCTGGAGGCGTTGCAGGAGCAAGGACTGCTTCAAATCAACGTGGTGATCGGGGCGCTGGCCACCGTGGCTGTCGAGTGCAGCTTCAAACCCGTCGAAGAGGCCTACTACCTCAAACCGGCGCCGCGCATGAGGTATTTCGATACCACAAAGTATGCGCGCGTGGACCCGGAGACCGGGAAGCGCTACAACGGGCGCGGCTATATCCAACTCACGTGGCGCAGCAATTACGAGAAATACGGCAAGCTGCTCGGCCTCGACCTGGTGCATCAGCCGGAGCTCTGTCTGCAGATCCACACCGCCGCGCGCGTGCTCGCCGCCTATTTCAAGCAATGCGGGGTCGATGTGGTCTGCAAGGAGGCTGATTGGGAGCAGGTCAGACGCCGTGTCAATGGCGGGCTGAACGGCTACGAACGATTCATCGGATGCGTGCGGCGGCTGCAGCCGCTGGCGCAATAATCGATATCAATAGACACGAAAGGGAGGACATGTAAAATGAAAACATTGATGCTGACTCTGGTGGCGTACACCGTCGCGCACCCCGATGTGGTGTTCGGCTATGCCATGTGGGGATTGAGCGTGCTGATCGCCAACAAGTGGGTGACGAATAAGTACGTGCAGGCGGTCTACCG